ACCGCCGGTTGCGGTGACTTTGTTCGGGGCAGGTATCGACCACCCGTTTTGGCCCCTGGACAGCGCCTCGCGAACCTTGTTCTGCCACTCGAGGAGCTGGGCCTGGTAGACCATCTCCCCGTTGCCAGCCTTGACGGCCTCGGCCAACGCCTTCTGCGAGTTGCTGTACTCGGCGGTGACCTTCGCCCCACGCGCGAGCGAATCGGTAAGGGCGTTGACCTTGGCCTTGAGTGGATCTGAGTCAATAGAGTTTGCGGCGTCACGAAGGGCGTTTAATCCCTCGCCCAGACCGAACGCCTCTTCGGCTTCGGCGCGTAGCTGAGCAGCTACTTCTGGGTCGGGCTCGAACAAAGCCTGGTACTTGAGAAGAATCCCGTAGGCGTCACCCAACGGGGCGATGATGTCGCCCAGCCATCCGGCAAGGTTTCCAACCGACTTGATTGCCCACTCGGACATGTCGATGAACGCAATAGCAATGCCGCCAACGACTTTGACGATCTGCGGCGCGGCCTGGGTCACCATATCGGTCAGCTGGTCAATCTCGACACTGACGTCGCCAACGCCGTCCTTGACCGGCTGGAAGAACGGTTTGAGGAGCGCCTCGCCCAAACGATCGAATGCGGCCTCGGCGTTGTTCATAGCGCCCTCAAACGACTGACCCATGATCAGGGCCGCACCGCCGACGGTATCTATCAGCGCTTTACGCACGGCGCTGGCAGCGACGCCTGACTTCTCCGCGAGCTGGATGACCGCGCCCGCGCTGAGGTCCAGATTCTTAGCAAGGTTCTGGTAGATCGGCAGGCCCTTATCGGAGAGCATCTGTAGCTCTTGATTCGTGGCGTAGCCCTGCGTGGTGACCTTGTTGAGTACATAACCGACCTCATTGAAGGTCGCCCCGAGATCGGCACCAGACTTCGCGGCCACAGCCGCGGTGTCGGCGGTCAGCCTGAGATAGTCGGTGAGCGACTTGCCTGGCTTCACTCCCGCAGCCAGAGCGGTGGCGGCAACGGTGGCCGCATCCCCCAAGCCAAACGCTGTACCCTTCACCGCCGCTAGCGCATTCTGCATCACGATCGCGGTATCGCCAGCCGAGACCTTGAGGGCCAGCATCTTGGTCTTGGCGGTGTCAATAGCCACCAAGCGATCCCAGCCGCCGGACATGATGCTCATGACGGCGTCTTTGGCAGCCCGCGCGAAACTCTCGAAGACGGCGATGCCTTTCATCGCCAGCTGGCTACCGAACGCGCCAACGAACGACCCGGCTGCGATGGAACCTAATCCAGCGAAGCCCCCGCCTCCGCCGCCCCCGCCTCCGCCGCCGCTGCCGCCGAGCTGGTTCTGCATGTCGCGCTGGATCTTGTCCAGCTGCGGACGCATCTGCGCCATCACGGAATCGGCGAACCCGGCGAACGCCTTACCGGCGTCGATCTCGACGCCAACGGTGAGCTTGCCCTCTGCCACCTGCTTAGGCTAGCCCACCGGCGGGTCGCTACGGGGTTGCAGCGACGCGAAGCTCTACGATGACCCGCATCAGTTCACCGATCGTGTTGATCGTGTAGTCCTCATCGTCGGGGTCCATGAGCCGGGAGAACACTCGCTCATAACTGTCCGGTGACAGGTGCCGGGAGATGAACAGGCCGGTCATGTCGTTGCGGATGTTCATACTGACGTACTTGGACGAGGCCAGGGAGTAGGCGGCGAGCGCCTGCTCGGTGGGCTTGCGAACATCGAGGGTGTCGCCCAGGAACTCCACGGTCTCGTGTGTCCACGCCGTAGCGCCGTCTGGTTCGCTCACTGCGGCGATTTCGTCGATCTCTGGCATCACTGGGTCCTCCACCGGATCGGATACGGGAGAGAGCGCTCTGGCCGGTTGTTCCGCGAACGGGTTGGTCACAGCGCAGACAATACCAGCCCCAGTGGTGGTCACTCCTGATCCGAGAGGCGGCGCTGAACGTGGTGTCGCTCCCGCACCTTGAGCAGCACAGCGTGGAGATCAAGATCGACCTCGTCATCAGCATGACCGAGCAGCGAGATCGCCAAGAACAGGTGGTGGCTGATCCGACCCCACGGCGGCGGGTTATCGGATGTCACGCGCGAGCTTATTGAGAGCGCGTTCGAGGAATCGGTTCGACTTGGTGCCGGGATGGTTCACATGATCGAAGAAGACCCAAGCGCCGACACGCTTCCAGTAGAAGTGCAAGGCGTAGGCGGGACGGCGGCAGCGGATGACGTGGGGCTTGGTTCCGTACATGACGTAGCCCGCATAAGGCACAGCGGACTTGTCTAGGTAGGCACCGCCCTCGCCCTTGTACGGTCCGGTCATCTTGAAGTTCGACGCCTTGATGTTTCTCCGCAGCCGCCCGGTTTTGACTGGAGCTTCGGCTTGGGCGTACCGAACGAGCTTGCGACCAAGACCGCGCTGCTTGTTGGAGATGAACTTGCGCGACCACGACTCGGCCTCGTACCGGTTGAGAACGACCTTGCCGGTAACCTTGGTCCCGCTAGTAATGTCAGCCATTGCTGTACGGCTGCACCGCAGCGGGCGCAACCGTGGGCCGCTTAGGCGCAGCGATCGTATGGCGCTCGGTCACAATGACGAAGCCCTTGTCGATCAGGCGCTGGACCTCGGTAGTCAGCACAACGGTGCGGGTCTCACCACGCGCCAGCTTCACGCAGGGCGTGGTGCTTCCCTTGATAGTGACAACGGTCTTAGAACTGGACATATGCTTCTCCCATCCATGCCACGATCCCACCCTCGGGACCGTAGGGGCTTACTTCACCAGTCCCGGCAGGATAGCCGAGAGTCCGAACGCGAGCGGCAGCCCGACAGAGGGCCAGCTCGATTCGCCAACTATCGTCGAGGCTGATCTCCGCCTCGGCGGCGTACTCGTCCCAGGACGGGTCAAGCTCCACGGTGGAACATCGACCGACTCCGATCTCGAGGGCGATGACCCTCGGGAGCGAGCAGGAGTCGATACCGATCGTCTGATCTGGGAACTCCGCGGAACGGTAGCGCCGAATCACCCGAACCCAGAGGAACGGCTCATCGCACGAGGAGCCGCCGCCGTTGTGGGCGTTCCACGCAGCCATTGGCACAGCGTCGCCCCCAAAGAACCGGACCTCGGTGGAGCCGCCGCCGTCGGGCGGGCAATCGCTCAGCGGATCGAACACTTCACCGAGGGCCGTGGTGTAAGCGGTAACGATCTCGCTCGCGGGATCGGTGCAGGGGGTAGTCATAGCACCTGCGGAGCTGCGAGAAGGTGGTACGGATTGACGGCACTCAGCCAGATGTCAATTTCTGGGATGCCGGTCTTACCGGCGGCGTAGATCTGGTTGGGATCGAAGATCCGATGGGACACGCCCTGACGGCTGACCTCGGTCACGGTCCTGGGCAAGCGGCACTTGCCACCGGTGCAAGCGTTGTAGAACTCAGTCGCCAGGAGACCGACGAGCTTGCCAACTCCAGCAGGCGGCTCCAGCCCACGCAGGTACTCGACTTTCCACGTCCCGGCCTCGGTGGCGGGCCGGGACATATCCTGGGACGGCCAGGACGACGAGTCGCCGATCCGATAGAGCATGTCTCCCTCGACGGCGTACTGCGAATCGTCCAGCTCCACTCCGTCAACGATGACGGCGCTGATCTCGGAGACCGGGCCGGGCAGATGCACCATGCCGGGACCGGATTGGGTGCAGCGCGACCCGCACCCGCACCCGCTGATCGCCCAGCCGTAATCACGCCACGAGAAGATTTCGTAGGAGCTGATGGACATCGACCGCCGCATATGCAGCGGATACTGCTCGGGGCACGGACGGACGGTGGTCGGGCACGCGCCGTACTGGCGACCGGACAAGGCCCAGAGAACCTCGACGGCGGTAGCCTTGGCCGATTCCAGCGCAAGGACGGCGACGTCGTAGGCCGGATCGTCGGAGGTCTCCTCGGGAAGTGCCGGGAGGCAGGTCTCGTCCACAGGCCAATCGCAGCTCATCCGGCCAGCGTAACTGGCTCAGGTGCTGGGAACACAGAAGCGCCCCGGTCCCGAGGGGGGATGGGACCGGGGCGGTGTCTGGTGGAACGTCGAACTACACGGAAGCCACTGGCTGATCGGGTGCCACGTCCGCCGCGGGGGCGCTGCCCGGTCCGCCGAAGTAGAAGTCGGGGTCGGTGAAGATCGTGGCGATCTCCAACGGCTGCGGCTCCTGGTCGACGGTCGGTTCCGGCGGGGCGATCGGGGTACGGAAGAACGTGTAGTGGCTATCCTCGTTCAGCGGAGCGAGCAGACGGCCAGCGGTATTGGACGAGTCGGTGGCTGCGACGTTCCACGGCCCCCGACCCCACTGCGGCATGGCGAGCGAGACGCCACTGAGCGTCAAGGTAGCCACCGCGGCGGAGACGCTGATGTCACCGAGGGTGAACTCGGTGGCTCCGATGAGCAGGTAGCCGTACTTCTTGCCCGAACCAGCGTCGGTGAAGACTGAGTCCTCGACCGGGACCGGGCAGTCGTCATCGGCCTTGCCGCCCGTCCAGATCTCGAGGGCCACGCCGTAGTCACCGTCGACCGACTTCTGATCGCGGAAGCCGACGGACTCGTCGTTGTAATCAAGCACCTGCTCCCAGCCGTTGAACAGCGTGATCAAGCCGGTGTTGACGTTGCACAGTTCGACATCGACCTTGTAGTGCTTGCGCTCGGGCGGGGTGCGGTCGATCACGCACGTCTTGCCCTCGGCATTCACCTGCTCCAACTCCTGCGCCTCGTTCATCACGGCGGCGATGGTGGCGGAGACGTAACCGTCTGTCACCATGTAGTTCGAGGCTCCGGCGATGGGCAGCCCGCAGCTGTTGATCTTGGTCGCGCGAAGTCGCACGCCCTTGACGATGGGGAATGTCGCCATGTCGGCGGTCCTCCTGGCTAGTGAGTTCGGGTGGATCTGTCCATGACACTAGAACGCCAGGGTGCAGCTAGACGGCGAGCCGGGCGACGCTCATCGCCTTGCGCAGCTTGTCCCGCTCGGGGTCGGAGAGGGGCACCTGCGGCAGCAGCTCATCCAGCGTGTTGGTCAGGGCGACGATGGCCTTGGCCTGGCGCTCGACCCGCGCCTCGAGCCTGGCGATGGTCTCGCCCTGGCGGAAGGCGAGTGTCCCGGCGGCGTCGGTGATGAGATCAGCCGCGGAAGCGCGGGACTCGGATTTCTTGCCGAGCGTCTGGATCAGAGCGGTGGCGATAGTGGCCAGGCCAGCACCGAAGCCGCCAGACACGAGCGCGGGGATCACCGTCTCCCACGGCGACGGCGCGCTCACAGCGAGCTTTCATGCAGTATCCCCGCGAGCCGCTCGATGACCACGAGGGCACCGATGTCGCGGACGATCAACATGCCGACAAACACGTTCAGCCCGGTCAGGGTAATCAACCCGAACAACGGGCTGTCGCCCAGCGGGCCGGAGTCGCCCAGCACATGAACCCGCGTGGCGATCAACGCGGTAAGAGCTGCCAGGACACCAAGATCGCCACCGAGGCGCAGCCAGAAGCCGAACATACGGACACTGCCGCGACCGTGCCTGATGAGCGCATAGGCGGCGGCAACCATCACGGGGCTAATCAGGACGAGGGCATTCCACCAGTAGTAGGTGCCTGGGTGCAGCCCCGCGAGCTCGAACCCGATCTCCTCGTTGAACGGGGTCACGATGACATGGATACCGGCGATCCACAGAAACACATACAGCACGGCCTGAGCAGGCACGATGCGCCACGGTTTCGTGAACCACTCAGCCATACGCCTCCGCAGCGCCGAGTAGGTCACTGCAGCATCACGATCAGGGACACGGTCATCAGGACAAGCGTGCCCAGCACGCACCAGAGCGTAATCGTCATGCCCTGACCTTCCGCCGGGCCGCGGCGAGCTCGTACCGGCTCGGCTCGGGGAACATCGCAGCAAGCGGGGCGCGGAAGTGCCGCCAGGACAAGTCGGTGGTGGAGTGGTACGGCCTGCGTAACGGGGCGTTGCGGAATACCTTGCTGTCCTCGCTCTGAACAATCTCG